GCTGCAACATCTCAATATACTGCATGGTTGTGACAAAATAGTTCAGATTCATTTGTCCGGTGCGAAGACCGTAGAAGTCATTCAGTGCCATCTGATACCGAACATTGAAAATATTGTTGATCTGTAGATTGAATCCTACCTGAAACACACGAGAAACCGTCATCAGATTCGGGTCTAATGCAAATGTGTCTATGTACCGATTGGTCTTGTCCTGCTCGGTGACCTGATACTTGTAGTATGTGCGCTGTGCGCCGTTGGAGTTCCAGTCCGCAAAATACTGAAGGGCTTGGTCAATACGATCCTCTACCTGTGCATCATCCACATTTATTTCAATAACAGGCGCACCGAGAGCGCGTAGGCAGTATTCCTTGAATTCTTGTCGTGTGCGCGGCTTTGCCATAACCCTTCTCCTTTTGAAGTATTTAGGAGTCTGTAGTCTTGAGTTTCAGGGTCAATCCGCTTTTCCTTTTCATAAGCGTTTCGCCGTTGTCATTGGTGTAAATCTTGGGCTTCTTTTCCTCTTCCAACATGAGCAAAAGCCTAGCCAATTCGCCCTCTCGGTTGCATATTCGGTCACAGGTTTCGTCTATGACCGGAAGGTGTACGGTGTTCACCCCATCACTGGCGTAATGACGCACTCCGCGCTCATAGACATGAATATGAAATCCATATGGAGCGGAGTAGTCTGGTTCAACCTTCCTGAAGTCCGAAAAGGAGTACTCGTTTCCGTTCAGTGTTATTTTATCAAGCCCATAATGAATAAGAGTCATGTGTTATCCTCCTAGCGGTCCTTCATCTCCCAATCCGCCTTTACCGCCATCTTTGATGTACTTTGTCTCTGGCACAGTGGTTTTCTTTGTTGCTCTAGCCTTTGGAGATATGAACAAGACACCCACCTCATCAATGCTTGGAGCAATCTTCACGGCAAATCCTTCGCCGGTAAATCCAGCAATCTTGTTGAGATTTTCAGCAGTTGTTGCACCCTGAATTGCACTCTTGATTCCTGTTCCAGTCAAAACAGCAGTAGAGTGATATGAAACAATATCCGAATACAGATTCTTTATGTCTGCTGTTGCCATGCTGTACACATTACCTTCAAAATCAGAAATATTGTAATTTGCTGTTCTGCCGTTGATTACGATGTTGTCGTATATGCTGCGAATGTTGGCAATGTTTGCCTGAACAGGCAGGAATGTGAAGGTGTCTCCTCCCCAATTTCGGCTAAACAATTTCGGAAAATCTCCTGATGCACCAGAGAATCCGCGCATGGCTGTTGCTCCAAGCAGATATGCAACAGTCAGATCAACCATCGTGTTGCGGACCCGCTGCGATGCAACTAGAGTTGGTTGCAGGTGATCCACATTGTTCACATACATTGCAGCACCGCTATTATATCCGAATGCATATGCTGCACCACACACACCAGTCTTTTCGTGCCCCGAACACACACCAGAGAAAAGACTTAATCCAACAATAGAATCATCTACTCTAACAATGTTTCCTGCTCCAATCACACCATTGAAACGGTCAACATATGTAACGGTGGACATAACCTTTTCCTGTGTGTCGCACGGGAATATGCTGCTGCCTTTTGGTCCGTTCATGCTCAACAGGTAAACAGTGTAGTCGCCAGAAGAAATAGCGTCTGTTGGAACAGGAGCAGTTGCACCTGGCTGAAATGAACGAAGAGCAGTTGTTGTCGCACCAGCACTTATCATAATGTCATCCAACCACCCCTTGTACGGCTTGTCTCCTGATGCACCGCTACCTACACACACAAATCCACTGCTGTTCTTGATGTTCCCTGTGAACCCAGTAGCAGTGAAAAGACGGGTTCCGTTCCAATAGGTCATAACGGCAGCCGATCCGCCTTGATTCAGATATGTGATTGCAAAATGGTGCCACTGATCCAGCGTAACTCCACTCACCGGAGATACATTTACGACATTAGAATACCCTGAACCAGAATATGATGCTGGAGAGAAGTGAAACTGCAACTGGTTGGCAGATGTGTCGTATTCTAGACGGAAAGAATCCTGTGTGGTGTTGCTAACTCCGTCTGTGCTACGAGTGATTAGTATTGGATCGTAGTTGTCCGAAGGCTCTTGTTCAAGGTACATGAAGCCTTCAATAAGCATATACGGAAAAGATGTGCTAGAGAATGACGGCAGGCGAATTCCTGCTGCTTTGGTGTTCGTATCAAGATACGATCCCTTGAACTCCGCAGCCTTCTTGCCCAAGAATTCACCAGTTGCGCCAATGCTTCCAACTGTTGGCAGATATTCGTCTGCGGTTACTCCGTTCAACTGCAATCCGTTGACCAGAACAGGAGTAATCACGCTCTGAAACACCTGCTCGTTCATGGAAAAATTTCCGTAAACGGTTCCAGTCAGCAACTGCTCCGTTACAGGATTTATGAGAACTCGCTCCACCGCTGTGGTTCCCAAACCATCATTCAGCGGTGCGTTTCTGGTAATGGCTATTTCTGACAGAGTAGAGTCAATCACAATAGGCTTTACATTGGAAGATGACGCAGACGGAATGTAGTTGAACTGATCGTATCCGTCAATGCGACCGTCTACGGTTCCGTCTTCCCGAATGTTGATTAGGCTCTTGTTGCTGCTCATTGGTGTCTCTTATTTGAAGATGAATGACGAGGAATCGTGTATGAATATGTTGTATGTAACTCCCGTTACAGGAGCGTTTATCCGTGCAGCGTTATCCGTAGCACTTGCTGCAACACCAATGTTTCCGCCTTCCACTGCCATGCGCGGGGTTGTTGACGGAACCTTTCCTCTCCACGACCGCTGATTGTCCGTAGACGGACGGTCATAAACATAAGGACCAGAATTTGTGCCTGCTGCCGCAGATCGGGTCATTATCTTTCTATCGTCTACGGTTCCACGACCGTCAACCGTGAATCGGAATCCAACAGAAGAATTCATGGGAGCCAGACTACTGATCTGATTGGGGTCTGGAACATACACAGAACCACCCTTCCCTGCAACAATCAAAGCCATGTTTCGGTTTGCAAAGTTGAACTGCGGGGTTCCACCATCAAAGTGGAAAATGTGTTCTCCGATGTCTGAAAGAGAAATACTTGAGTTGCGGAACGCGCCAAGAACACCTTCGTTTCGTGCAAGGGGATAATCCTTGTGTCCGTATCGGGTTCCATTTGCAGAACTCCAAAGCCCCGTGCCGTTGGTTCCGTCCAATCCAAGAACGCTTGGGTGTGCAGGATGCATGACTGCATACACATTTCCCATCACAATAGAAGAATTGTTTTCAGCACGGGCAGCATTGTTTACCGTAGTTGGAGCATTTTCACTTGTGTTTGTGTGTAGTGGATGTTTTACAAATAGAGATCCGATCTTGACATATGAGTTGTCTATGGCAAGCACTCCATGCTTTACAAAACCAGTGATGCACACAGAACCAACAAGATCGTTTCGGGTGTCTCCGTCTATAGTTCCAACTATTCCCGTATCTGCGTTTACCTGCTCGTCGCCCACGATCAGGTTTGATCCACCACGAACCTCTATGGGCAGATATCCGCCGTTCTGTATGACAAGTGCCTTGTGTATCTGAACAGTGGACGCATCAAGGGCAGACAAAGCGTTGTTTCCGTGTCCACAGTATGAGTATTCACCGTTTGTTCCCGTAGACACAAGGGTTTTTAGGAACGCAGCAGCAGACGCTCCGCTTGAGAGATTAGTGTATCCAAGTGTTACACCGTTGTGTCCACGCACATATACCGTAGACGAACTCACCACATATTCGGAAGACAGTCCGCTGCCAGCAGCATCTCCATAAAACCGAATGGAGAAAGTTCCACCACAAACACCATTGATGATGCCGTAGCGAACATCGTCAGTTGACATATACTTCAATCCATCTGGCGCGGTCTTTACTCCATAGACACTGTATACACGATAGTCAACAGGATGCACGCCTGCCAGAATCGGTGTGGCAGAAGCAGTGCTTCCGTTTACGCTTGTGTATGAACCCAAAGCACCTTCATCTACGATGTAATTCACATATCCAATTTCTTGTTCGCTTCCAACCGCAGGTTGCATAAACATCTTTGCGGCAGGATACGCAGACCAGAATGTTTCACTGTTCTCGTAAGATAGGAATGCCTGTGTTGCGCCTGCTTCGGTAGTCCCTGCATAGACAGGAATCACAACCTGACATAGGAATTTTGCCACATCACCGTGCCCCTGAATGTGGAGATAATTAGCCTTTAATTCACTTCCAAACAACTCAACTGCTCTTCCAGTGGCTGACAGATAGCAACTAGTGTCCTGATGGCTCTGTGAGAATTTCTTGGACAATCCGGAGGAGTCTGTGAAATCAATCACGCTGTTCTTTGCTACTATGCCATGTTTGCATTGTGTAGCACACATAACAGGAGCACTGTCCAGAGAGTTGGGGACAGCGTAGCGCACATCATTACCAACAATACCGGTGGAGCAATATTCATTTACACTGCTAGAGTGGGCAGCGATGGCTACACCTACACCATAGAATCCCAAATGCCTAATGTTAATATTAGCATTTTCTAGTGCGATGGCTGTGCCGTTCTCGCTCCAATACTGATGTTGGTCTGTGAGGGCAGAAAGTGCTTGGCTGTAGTTCTGTGTGCTGCTCGTGACACCATCAACAAGAGTAAACGGAGCATCATTTGCAGCAAAGAACAGATTCCTGATGGCTTTGAGTGATCCGTTTCTCAGGAAAAGAGTTCCGCTGTTGTTGCCGTATCCTGCACGAAGCACTACAGGATAGTAAGACACCAAGAATGGGTCTGTGGAATTGTAGGCAACTCCTGCGGTTTGCTGCGGATATGCAGTCGCACCACCAACACTAGTCCAAGACGGATTTCCGTAAAACCCATTTGGCTTGGAGTATTGGGTTTCTGGGTAGTTGTTGGATATGCCACCCCATGCCACAGAATTGCTCAAGCCCCCATCCATGTGCCACGCAGGGCAACGAGAGTCATAATTTGGATTCTTGAATTCAACCACCGACGAGTAGGTGTCACCAAAACTTAAAACTCTTCCGATTCCAAGAATTCCCTGACCCTCTTCGTGAGAAAGACCGTGATTGAAAAATCTGTCTCCCACATCCTGCCATCCGTAGAGGGAGGAATCCGACCACACACCACCAGTTTCGCCTGTTTTGTAGCCACTTCTGGCACCATATGCAGCATTTGTTATGGAAAAATACATTCCTACATCACTCGCAGTGAATCCGTGAGCGGTACTGCCATTGTCAATATCAAAAACTCTAACATATCCAGTGTGTCCGCCCCCTGCAAAATTGGCAGGATTCCAAGAGTATCCCTCAACGCTCCACAGTAGTTTTTGCTTGAATTCAGCGGGATCGCCTTCAATAATGATGTTACTGCCCTGTGGGTGGTATAGATCAATATTTGCTCCAACCGTATATTCGCCCTTCAAAAGACGAACAGTAACAGTGGCATTTCCAGATATGGTGAATTTTCTCAGAGATTCCATTGCTGCGCCAAGCGAAGCAAATGGCTGTGACAGTGTTCCTGTTCCCGTAATGTCATCCCCATCAGTTGAAATATAGAATATACGGTCATCTGCAATGAGAGTCAAACCCGCAAGTGCGGCACTGCTTGGAAACAAGATGTGTGAGAAGTTTGACATGAAATTCCTGTGTGTTTGTTCTTATTTATTTACGAGACACGCATGATGAATGCCAATGCGTAGTACGGTGGAAGATTTTGATCCGTTCCGCTCTGTCCTGTGGAGGAAATAGAAATTCCTGTGGTCTGTGCTGGTGTGGTATAATTTGCACCAGGACCATAAGGTCTGTCACCTCCGCCCCACGCTGCACCAATCTGCGTACCGTCTTTTCCGCGCCTGTGCAGTCCAGGATTTACGGTGTGACTGTGACCAGGATCTGTGACTGTGTGGCTGTGTTCCACAACTACCGCGTTTGCTGTTCCTCCAGCAGCGCCAACCGTATATGTCTTCTGTTGGGTATTTACGGTTGGTGCAGATTGACCCACCGGAACAGCAACAGAACTTGTGTTTACACCAACCACAAAGCGACCACGAAGATCGGGAGTGGAGTATCCGTTTACGATTCTTCCGTCACACAGTGCCCAGCCTGCGGGAACAGAGACTCCACTCCACATGATGATTCCGCCCAGTGGAATTGTTCCGCTTCCGATAAATTTTGAAGATGTAATATCTCCAGAAGCACTGATTCCTCCTACAACTGTAAGTTTGGTTGTTGGAGAAGATGTGCCTATTCCCACATTTCCAACACCATCAATCACCATTCTCTGTGTGTTTCCGGATGTGCCAAATTCAAGAGTGCCAATACCAGCATTAGTAGTTCTTGCTGTAATCGAAGCCTGTGTTGCTCCTCCACCGCTAGGACTTGCATTTGATCCTAGCAGTATTCTCACAGAAGAAGTAGACGCAGCAGTGTTTATAAATCTAGCGCAATTCAATACACCACCGGTTTCAGACTCACCAACAACTTCTAGAGGATATTGTGGAATGTTTGAGCCTGTGCTTACGATATAAGATGAGTTTGCTGTTCCAATTCCAAGATTTCCACCATTAGTCAATCGCATCCGCTCTGTGCCGCTTGTGAGCGTGCTGGTGTTGGTCTTGAAAACCAAGTCTTCCCCGACACCAGCACCACGCATGATGCCTGAGCGAAGGTCACCAACCAACAGATTTGGATAATCGGTTTCTACTCCTCCGATTATTGCAGCACGGGTATAGGGCTTGGATTTAATGATATACCGAACTGCCACATACGGAGGTATGTTAGCCATCAGATTGTTTGGGAAATTGGCAACCGCATTGCTCAGAGAACCACTTGTAGCAACACTGATTGTTGGTGCAGGAACGCTCTCTTGTCCTCCAAAGGAAGCAAGACTGTATGTTCCTGTTATACCAGAGAAATAACCAGAATCATTTTCTCTTTCGGACAGTCCACTTGTGTTCACGCCCATAGCAAAACGACCACGCAAGTCTGGAACATTGAAGTGCGTGATGCTGCTGGTTGTTATGCTTATGCTTGTACCAGGATTCTTGAAGTTTCCTGCGGAATCCAAGAATCTGTATTGGGTTGATGCAGTGCTCGTTGTGGCAATGTCAGTTGTTCCAACCACAAAAACTGCATTCGGATATGAAAAAGTCTTTGTGCTTGGGTTGTAGTTTGGAAGAACCTGAACAACTATTCCTGCATTCGTGACTGAAAGAACCCTGCCCATGATGGTGGCATTTGAATCATACAATCCACCCGACCAAGCACCAGAAGCAGTTTTGCACTGTACAAAATCCCCAACAAGGATGGGATTTGCGGTTGTAACAAAATTGGCTCCACCAAGAGTGACCACATACCCGTGCATGGGAACACGAGGAGATGTGGAATACAGTATTCTGTCGTACAGTTCCGCATAAGAAGAAACTTCATACGATATTCCGTCACACACCAGCCATGTATCAGGAATGACTGTTCCTGCATACGGCATGACTGTTCCAACCGGTTGAATCTGGTCAACGGAAATCGTTGATGAACCACCAATCTGTGTTCCAAGATAATTCACCACAAGGTGTCCAGACCCATTGGAAGTACGAATAACTACCGGCTTTACCACAGAGCCAATTGCACTGGGAGGAGTTCCGGTGAGTCCACCTGCAACGGAGTCTGACAAGAACAGGGCAGGAAATGAAATGCCAGCCACCGTTGACGGCAACTCCATGTAGCCAGAGTAAACATATGTGAAATCATCGGTGCTGTTCACGGCAGAAACCACGCCAGCGACTTCTGCGTTCTGTGCGTTGTTTGCCTGCGCTTTTACAAATCGGTTTTCTGGTGCGTTCCAGCGGATAACCTCACCAATGGCAAATCCGTGTCCAGGCTGAGGAACGGTATCGCTCAGTGTTTTGGAAATTACTGTTCCGCCTTGTAGAAATAGTGATGATCCCATTGTGTGTCCTGTTATTCCTGTGTTTTATGCATCAAGATGTGTTTTGAAAATCATCCGATCACTCCAGCGTCCAGTATTCAATAAGCACGGCACCACCAATACCACCAGAGGCATCGCTCTGATTATAATCTTTACCAGATCCACCTTCACCGGGTTGATTTGAAAGAGCATCGCTCCACGCAATTGCCGCACTAGATGAAACTGCCCTTGCTCTTTTACTTGTATTTGCGGCTATTCTGTTTGCATCACTTCTAAAATTCTGAACCAATACCACACCAGAAGGAAAAGTTCCAATAGTAAATGTTCCATCATTGCCTCCGACTCCCCCACCACCAGCCACCATTCCCATGAAAGAGGTGCTGCTCCCTACACCACCTTGAGGCGGAACAGAAGTAGCGGTTGTAGTGTTAAGTCCGGCTCCACCTGCACCAATGGTACCAGAAAGAACAGTACCGGGAGCAACTTCAACTGCAACACACCCTCTGCCACCTGGTCGTCCATTCACACCATCAATCCTAAGAATAGTACTAGATACTGTATAGTAATATCCGCCTCCGCCTCCCTGTCCACCACCGTAAATCCTCACCGTTACTGAACTAAAGATGTTTGATGGAGCAGTCCAAGAAAATCCACCAATATTAGAAAATGTAATATAGTTCAACTTTAATTTTCCGGTGATCTTGCTTGGAGTAACGGCTCCGTTTGCAATGTTGTTTGTTCCGATTGCAGCAAATCCAAGCACCCCACCAGAACGCATAAGCACCTGATCGTCTGCACCAGCAACAATGTCAGCCACCGTTCCCGTGCTGTTGGCAGACCGTCCAATCACAGAAACACCAGAACTCTGCCTGATAGCGGAGTTTTCTATGGTCAGGTTGATGTTCTGTGTGCCGTCAAATGCGGTTCCATTTATGGTTCTTGCGGTCTGAAGACGAGTGGCAGTGCTGGCGTTTCCAAAGAAGTTTGCTGCACTGAATCCCGCAGCAGAACTGACAAATCCAGCAAAGGTAGCCGTCAGACCAGAAACCTTGAACAGTTCCGTCATGTTCAACACACCTGTTCCTGTGGTGCGTCCATGAGACATCACCTTGAACAGAGAATTGTCGCCCTCCTCTCCAACCTCAACACCTGTTCGGACCAACGACTGTGATGTGGTGCTGAAATAACCGTCTGCACCGAAATTCGGACGGGCTCCAAAACCAATCACCGAGTTTCCGGTGCTACGCATGGCACCAAAGGTGTTTAGTGTGGTGGGATATGTGCTGTTGAAACGGCTGGCGAGCAGGACTGTTCCATTCGTTTTTGCTTCGGCTTCACCAGAAACAATTGTTCCTGCAACAGAAAGGGTTCCGCCTGCGCCGATGGAAGAAGTTCCAAAACCAGACGACCCTATTCTAACATTTCCCTTTTTGCCGGACAGGCTATCAAATCGCATTACCTCATAACCACCGTTTGTTCCACCATCGTATACACCAAACACCAAGTCTCCGTTTACACCAGACCGTATGTCACGAATCAGTGCAGTGTTTACATTCACTTCAGTGCTGTTGAGCGAGAAGTTGGGAGCCAGTCCACGATACGAGTACACATATCCACTGGTAGGAGATGTTGCAAACAAGACAGGCTTATCAATGGTTCCGGCTCCAACTGGAGCAGAATTTCTCAAGCACGATGTAATGCCTTCAAATGCCCCAGTAGTGCCTGCACAATCGGTATTCAGGAAATAATTCGTTCCCGCAACAAGAGCACCAGGAACACCCCCATTCATCACGCTTATTCCGGTCGGAACAGCAAAGAATCCGTCCATCATAATGTTGAAAGATTGGTTTATTCCTGGATACCCAACAAGAGGAGTGGTAGCAACAACCATGCCAGCAATATTGTCTGCGCCACTGTTCACTCTAGCGTCTGCACGAACATACAGACCATGCGGGTAGTATGCTGATGTTGCTCCAGCACCGCTTCCATATGACAGGTTTGCTCCACCCGACCGGGCATCAAACCGAATAACATCACCCACCCTGAACTGATTCAATTGGGTTATTCTGATGGTATTGCTTGTTGACTCTCCAAGAACAACTGCTTGGCTGAGAACTCCGCCTGTCCAAGGAACCACCACACCAGAAGAAGACGATGTGGCAATAAGAACTCCCTTGTGAACGGTGTCTACAAGAGTTGGATACGAAAGAGTCAGTTTGCCCTGAACATATGGACTGAGATAGTAAACCGCACCGGTTATTCCGGCAGATCCCTCTACGGTAACTTGAGAAAAGTTTATGTCAAAAACTTCTCCCATGAAAGTTAGTTCAAATTCGTTTCCACCAATCACACGAGAAACCACGCCTATGACTTCAGCGTTGTCTGCGGTGTCTGCCTTTGCTCCTTCATACCTTCCTGTTGCTGGATTTAGTCTGACAGGAGTTCCAACAGTTAGGCTGTGTGATGTCTGTGTGACGGTTTTCTTGTTTGCACCATCACTGACACTTACATACGGACGAGTTCCAGAAGAATTTGGGTTTGGTGGAGTCCGAAGAGTAACATCAATAAATGCAGTAGATCCTGCTGGCGAATACCTTGAAAACTGAATGGTCCTGCCGGTGGTTGTTCCGCTTCCACCCAAACCAACAAGAAGTCCGTGTTCTGTTGTGGTTCCGCCATCAAGTCTGATTCCGGTTCCGTGAACAAGCAGATTTCCTCCAGCATTAGGATAGATTCCGCTCGCGTTTCCCTTGAATCCAATGTGTCCATCGCCTGTCCATATTCCAGTGATGCCATGCAGGTTTGTCGGGGTCCACAGCCATTCTGCCGTGTTTCCGCTGCCACGACGGATAAGCAGTCCACCACCGCCTGCAACGGAAATATTAGCATCGCTCGCAGCAGCAGTATCACCAAGAAGAATATTGTAATCGTCTATGGTTACGATGTTTGCGTTCACTGTAAATGAATCAGCATTGAATGTAACTGGTCCATTGAATGTGACACCAGACCCAAAAACTACCTGACCACCAAAAGACATCTGTGCAGAAAAAGTGTGTCCTGTGGGAATTGTGGGTGCCAAAAGGAGTGACAGTTTTCCACTAGAATCAGTAGAAGCAACCACATCGCTGGTGCTGATGCCTTCGTAAACCCTAACCTTGTTGAGTTTGTATACACCAGTATTAGTAATGTCTTTCCACACATTGAAAGTATCACCCAACTCCACTTCTGGAATAGGGTAAGTGTTTACATCTGGTCCTGTGTTTGCTGCCATAGGTTACTTGCTCTCTTTGATAGACTCTAAAATCGCCTTTAATTCTTGCACAGATGATTTTAGAGTATTTATCTCGTTCTTCAGAACCCGTATCTCCTGTTCCAACATTTGCTTTTCGGAAAATCTTTGAAGTTCTTTTCTATCTCTAAGAAACAAAGCGCCAGTTGCCGAATCTCTTATATACTTCATACTGTTATGTAACTCACTGTTCTGATGTTTCGTGCCGCTGGAGTTTCGTAATATGTGGAAGAAACAGAGGGGGACTGTAGTTCAACCGCTATCTGATACCCAACAAATTTAGCCCCATCTGTGGTTTGTCCGGTAAACTCCAACTCTCGGAAGTCTATCTCTGATGTGCTGGTGAATTGTGGTGTCCTGCGTTCCATCTGCTGCCAGGGTTTTGTAAAAATTTCAGTCTCGCCCACAAGCAGTGTACGGAAATAAACACGGACAACACCATCAGAATGAACTGGAACATTAGCGTCAACAAACACCGATATTCCATTTGAAGCAAGATCAGGAGGCAACTCTACCACTCTGCTGACATATCTTGATTTGTTGTTCTGCGGAGATGCAGAATTTATCCTCACCGCAGCAGCAAGCATTGTGGCACTGTCTACAACAGGAGAAACAGAAGTGTCGCTGCCTCTCTCCATCTGATACACCATTTCTGGATCAGAAGTAAACATGAAATCAAAATAAAGAGTATCGTTGTTCAGCAATGAATACGAGCCAAAATTTCTAGACAAAGTTGAAGATTCAGGAACTATTTCAGAAGCATACACCTTCAATATTTGCGATTCTTTGACAAAAGGAATTCCACTCCAACGAACCGTTCCATTTGAAACAAATTCACACCGATTCATCGCAAACATTAGATCCGTGCTGTTTATTTCTGCGGATGGACCAATTCCTTGAGGAGCATAAAGACTTCCCACTCGCTGATTGTTTCCTGCTCTTCCACCAACAGCAGCGGAGTTCTCGGTGGTGTTTGTCCCAGTCTGAGCAGCAAACAGCCTGTAATCATCGCTGTTTGCAAGAACGCACAGAGCATATTCGCCTGGTTCAAGATAAACAGGACTACTAAAAGAGAACTTTGTTTCAATTGGAACACTTGCGCTTGCTGTGATTCCTGAAGCAGGATGAACAACCGTGCTGAATGGAACAACCACTGATGGAGAAGGGTATCCAGAAACCGTTGGGCGAATTTGAACTGCCACCGGAAGCACAGAATCCTTGTTCGCAAAATACAGAGAAACGCTGCTCAAAAATATACCGTTTGGATTTGTTTTCTTGTCAACAAAGAAAGTCTGCGCCAGAGGATCGCTCCAATGGGTGTTCTCAACAGAATCTATGTCTCTGTTAAATGGATCTTTTGAAACTGCCTCGCTTGCAGGAAGTTGTCTTCGGAGAACAGGAGGACGAGTGGAGTAAACTCCAGAATCTCTCTGTTCAAGAATTCCAGTGCAGCGATACACCGATTCTGCTGCCATTGTTGAATTTTCTGTTGTTTGAGAATCGGATACACGAACAATCCGTTCTCCTACAAGGAATGTATTGGGAGGAATCAAGAATTGAACCGTGCAAGATCCAGTTTCGTCTGTTGAGAATCCAGATGCTAAAACCTGACCGTCAAATGTAAGGAACAGTCCGTCTACATTGGGCTTTAATCCGTGAACAGTTGCAGTAATGGTTTTTGATGGTATATAAGGAACCACACTACGATCAACCGTTCTTGAGCCAACGGACTTCTTGATTCGGTTTTTCAACTGCCGAACACTGATGTAGTTGCTTGTTTTTTCATTTACCGAATCTACGGTTCGTGAAATACCAAAAGTATTGCTGCCAGAATTAACGGATGGAACAGAAGACAGGGAAACGGTACGAGGAAGACGAACTATTCTCTTTTGGATATCGTCTTGTTCTTCTTGAATCTGTTCAATTCCTGTCCACAAACTCTCCCAATCATTCCACTGTGTTCCAAATCCGCGAGCGTCGTTAGAATTGCAGGACAACCAGTTGTCGTTTTCTTTCAATGCATTAGTCTTCACCACGGGACGATAAGACTGGTCATAGAAAGGATCAATTTCAGAACTCAATTTCATGTAACCAAGCCAATTAACGGTATTGGATGGATTGATCTGAACGCTAGTGGTGTACTGCTTGTTGGAAATATATGGCGTTTCCGTGTATTCAAGCGTTATCAAACCATCAGAAGACACAACCGAGTTCACTAGAGTTGGGGCAGGAAGTGATACAGAGGTAGTGGTAAAGAATGGACGAAGTTCTCCACGCTCATAGTCTATAGAGCAAGAATACGAAGAATCCACGACATCTGCTACAGAGTGTCCATAAAACTCATCAACAAATATAGAAGTCTTTAGTGGCTCGGCTTCTTCCGCAGATGCCTTGAGCGAACGAGACTCCAATTCTGATTCTGAAAGAGAGAGTTTCGCAAACACTTCCACTTCATCCACTCTCTTCTCTATCTTTCCAATGTCTGCCATCGTATATCTCTTGTTGTCTATTGGGGTAATAACAACAGAGTTTTTGTCGTGTGTATAGGATGGAACTGTAATGTTCGCAATCACCATTCCATCGGCAGGATCAGGTGGAGCAACAGGTGCAAGTGCTGGAGTCCCTTGAACAATGAAGAACTGTGCAGATCCGTCTTCAGTATCAGCCTTTACGCACAATTTGTCTATTCTTGGCAAAAAGTGAGTATAAGATACGCTAGTGTCTCCCAGTATTCCAAATTCAGACCTTCCGTATGGCTTAAGCATTTGTGTCGTTGCCGTGAGTCCACTTCTTCGGAAGTCCAAACAATTTGCTAGAGATACGGTCTTTCCTGTCTTGGGATTCACATACAAAGGAATGTTCTGATAGTTTACCCCAATATAAGAAGCAGCGCCGATAAAGGGCGCAGACGCAAGACCTGCGTGTACATAATACTGTAGAGAAACCTGCAAAGAAACAGCAGAATCTAGCAAGTTGTATCTTGCCTCGCTTGTTTTTTCAGGCTTGATATACAAACGAGCGTTTTGATAATGTGTCTCTCTCTGTCCGTCGTCCAATTCAAAATCTTGAGTAACATCTGTCTGTGTAGCAGGAGTTCCTGTAGTAAACACCACAGATGTAATAGCGTATACATCTCTATACGGCAATTCAAAATAACGCCTTCCGTTTTCATCAACACTCGGATTTGCTGAAGATGAAATCGTAGCAGTAACTGATGTTGGAGTTTTTGTCCGGAAAGTAGAAGAATCAGATGTGTTTGGAGTATACAAAATAGGCACACATACACGAATAGCACCAGATGAAACGAATCCCGATGGGGGATTAGTTACTACAAGATTAACGGTTTGATTTTGATTGGTCAGCGTTCCCGTGATGGGAGTGAAAGCCGCACCATCGCTGCTGCGTATAAAAGACAGGTCAGAAGGATCTTGGCTGTTGAATCCTTGTTCTCCATATGGAAAGAATGAAAAGGAACTGGCGTTGGGTGTGGAAATTATGTCCGAGAAATTAGACTTATTGAAAGTGTATGTGCTTACATTTCCACTAGTGTTTACACTCACTGCGGCGCTGCTTGTAGCCTTAACAGGAATGGTCAAATTATCAATTCCAAAGATGGAGTATCCTGGTGTTATTTCATATACAAGAGAACTGTATTCGCTTGAAACTGGTGCAGTTGTCTGCACCGAGTCAAAAGCACCAATGGTGATTCCAGTTCCACTCTGATACAAATATCCAAAACCGGTAGAAGTATTGGACGGCAAAGAACCAGACAGTCCATAAATGTACAGCCTATACTGTGTTCCGGTCAGTCCTGTTGGATGCGGAATTATTCCGTGTACATATCCTTCTGCAACAAGTGAACCATTCTGGGAACGAAAAACAACACGAGATGAACCAGAAGATGTTGTTGAAAGATAATTCGCAAATGTTTGACCGATTCCTGCCAAAGAACCAGAGCCATTGGTCAAAATATTTACGGTGACATAGTTTCCAACTGTATATGGAAAAACTTCACTTTCTGACTTCAAATTTCTAGCCTTCGCAAGAGCAACGCTAGCAGGATACTGATTTTCTACTTCATATCCCAGAACATATGCCTTTCCCTTTCCCACAGAAAGAACGAATGTCTCGTCCGAAAGTTCTTTTACGGAAACATCAAAGGGGATGACAGTATATGAACCAGATTCATCAAATGTGCGGCGAGAAAGAACCTTTTGAATCTCTCCATAGGTTATTCTGTCTATTTTTCTGGTTATTTTTCCAGATTCAAATCTAATCAGTTCCAAGAAATCATCAGGATTGGAATCAATATCCACTTGCGAAAGAACAAGAGAAATCTTATAGCGATCTGCTCCTGGTGCATTGTAATTATAAGATCCTACTGATGGATCTCGTAGTGTTGGATCTTGACTGTCTGTTATGGCATCACGATCAACAGAAAATCCTACTTTCTTGGACAACTCAGAAAAATTGGAAAAATTAAGATCACGATAGACATCATTAACAGACCGATACGGAGCAAACACGGATGATTTTACCGCAACAAAAAATCCATCAACATAAAACACACCATCAGAAACAGAAACCACCTTACACGATCCCTCTGTTGGATACGAAACTCCAGTACGAACAAAAACACCATCAATAGTTTCAATTCCTTCTTTTTCTATGACCAACTCGGTTCCCGACAGAGAAAATCCAGAGTAAAAATCCACAACAACAACCAAATTTCCGTCAGTTGTGTCAGGTGGAATTATATGAACAATTTTTGCCCTAATGTCTCCTGCGGTGTCCCGTATGGTAGATCCAACAAGAAATGAATAGTCATCCAGAGAACGGAGGGACGAATCTCCTTCAACAGAAATCATTGCATACGCAGAATTCCTTACCGAAATACCACCACCAACAATACGAGATCCATCCTTGAACAGGTGATCCCCTATTTTTGAAAATTGATTCTGTAGGATTGTTTGGAGTTGGGTCAGTTCACGCGCTTGAACAGCATATCCAGGCTTGAACAGGACTCGCAGAAATCCTTTGTCTCCGTTGTAATCGTCGTAGTATGGACTGATGTTGAAGATGCTAGGATCGTATGCCATATGTCCCTCTTAGAAGCCCAATCTGAGCCTAAATTCTTCCTTCTGACCTGAAATTCGTGTAATGGGGCGCACATTGTCTATGTATAAGATTTCTCCAGAAGTTGTATCAATCTCTGGCGGATGAAATCTTGAAACAACATACGATCCAAGTGCAGTCCCTGTCAGTCCGTTTTCCTCAACATCCAAGAATTTTCCTGTCACTCCAGTCAAATACAGTCTTCCATATGCAGGATTTACAAAATCCCACTCATAAACCGTTCCTGCTGCGTAATTAAATCCAGCCGCAGTGGAACCCTGAGAAACAATGTCTCCATTTGAAAAAGAGGTTTGTGTCAGCGGGGCTGAAGTAACATCTATGTTGCCGGTTGCTCCCGAAACGCTTGTGCTGATTTCAAGTAAATGGAGTCCTCTGTATGACGGAATATTGTCGGTGTCGTAATACGGCTGTCCCACAGAAACTATCTTGTAAAGCCTAGTGATATCATCACGACTAATGACATTGGAAAACTCTCCATCAGACACAAATATACGAACACTTTCTCCATATCTTGGTTGGATTTCTCCTATGGTGGCAGTCAGTCCAGACACGGCTCCGTTCAAGTATTGGTTATTGCTGACAACAAAATTTCCGTTTCCACTAACCTGAACAACACAACTATTAGAATACGATTGTAAAACTTTGCCCTCCACATAGAGATCGTAACCGTAAACTATTCCATTATCAAAAACCGTTCCACTAGGAATTACCTGATACACCTTTTCATTTACACGGAAAGGAGATGACGGAAATCCATCTGTGGCAAATTTCAGAATATAGTCGTTTGGGCGATCAGCGCGAGAAACAAATTTCCCAGAACTATTGACAGTCTTTACCTTTATAGAAGATCCGTCAGAAGTAATGTCACTTGTGTCTGACGAACTGACTACGCGGGCAGAACTCTTGCTTTCATCTCCAATAATCACTACCTCACCTGTGGAAGAGAAATCGGACTGAAAGTCTGACTGAAAATAATTGTCAACAGGAACAAGAAACAAATCTCTGTAGTAAGTGTTCTCGGTTCCTGCAATTCTGCCCCTGTCTGAGTTCAGTACAGGATTCTTTATAATTCCGAATTGACGATATGATCCACCACCACGAATGGCTTCAGAATCAGAATCCGTAATCTGAATAACAACAATCACATCCTTTATATTCAGTTCTTTGAGAATGTTGCTGCCATGACCTCCCTTGGGAGACTGTACTATCCGAAGAGTGGGATGAACGGTTCCTGCTGTTTTCGTGCTGTCGATTGAAGCACTTGAAGACGAATAGTTTGCTCCCTGTCCTGCAACAACAACAGAAGTTATTGTTTTCGAAGAACTCATAATTGGAAACGCATACGCACCCGATCCATTTCCTGTTATCTTGACGAATGGGAGTATTTCTGCAAGAACAATATTAAAAGCATTTCCCGGTGACGGAGCAGTAAACGAAAAATCCATTTGATCGTTTGCCACCACAAACGAAACAGAGTTTCCAGAAACTGTTGCATCCACAATGACACCGTAATTGTTCACTTCCGAAGCACTGAATGCAGTTACCGTGCTGTTTGATATTCTAAGAACATATCCAATGTAGTTTGTTGGAGTTGTTCCTATTATTTCACGAGAAGCAGAGTCGGTTATGGTCACGCGCTTGTGTGTTGGAGACAGTTGCTCTATGCTTGCCAATTTAATTGCAGAGTCTCCAGACAGGGTGTATGGATACACTCCTGCGGACACTCCACTGGAACCAACACCAGACATTACTATACGGTCTATTGTTCCTGTTACAGAATTGATCTGCACATTGTATTGATTTTGTGTCTCCGTATCATCGGCTGTGTAGGCATAGTCTACTGGAAAATAATCAGAAAGTTCATATGGAAGATCACTTTCTCTGATGGTGGCAAGATATTGCCAGATGTATCCATCAGAAAGAGCAAACGGCTGAGAAAACACTTCAGTTGGTTTTTGGTTGGATTGCGATCCTCCACTGTTTCCAAGACACTTATACACCTTGTATTCATCTGTCACCACATAGAACGGATTGGTGATTGAATCGGAAAAAAGTTCCACAGAATCGTCGTATTGCGTATATGTGTTTCCGCTTTGCCACTCATAACGAGGAAGAGCAAAAAACACATTCTCTGGAGTGATTTTTTTGTAACCAATCATGCCGTTCATAACAGCATATTCAGATGAAACGGTATCCGTATACACTGGCGGAGAGTTCTCGTTCGTCCACGCAGTAGGTTTGGATATAAAAAAGTAATACTGATTTTCGTTTCTCTCCAGTTCGGTGAGAAAACTTTCAGCATAGGAACGCTTGAGGGATGCCTTGATATAAGTTGCCATTGTCTTCTCCGTTATGTGATCCCGTATAGAGTGTATGTATCGTTGCTCAAAGTGGTTCCGTCTGCTTGCTGACTGCCTTTGGACTTATAGATTTGTTGTGGCAAAGACAAGAAATTACCAATTCTTACGCCTCCAAAATCTATGTTTTCATCTATACCGGTGATGCCCTGTGTATTGGGATGGTGTTCAATCTGCCAATATGTGGCTCCCGAGTAATATGTGGCAGTGTGTGCAGCCTTGAACTCGTCAGGCAGAATCCTGTCCGCACGATACTTTCTAGCCAGATACCCGTACATCTGCTGACGCTCTGTTTCTGACAATTTTCGGTCAAACACTATTACTTCGTGGATTACCCCGCCGAAAGAATATGATGGGGTGTTTGCCAACACAGAATTGATCCATGCCTGTGAACCCGGAGTCCCGCTACCAGTGGCACCCGCGCTGATGTGACAGCCGATTCTGCCAATGAGAATGTCCGAAGCATTGTATTGCTCTTCGCTTGCTGCGTATCCTGTTTCTCGCTGTGGTAGGAATAGGTCTTCGTCTGCCATATGGTTCCTTTACACTCCGAACCGTGCGCGGCTTGAGTTATAGTTTTGCAATATCTCTTGTTGTGAAAGTGTGCGAGAATACACACGAACAGCGGATATTCCACCGTTATAGTGGTAATCCCAATATGAATCTTCTCCACCATATGCATACCAATTAGTGCCACCAAAATAACCATGACTTCCTAGAGCAAAAATTCCACTTCCACTTCCAATGATATGTTTGCCAGGATATATCTGCTGTCCAACTTGTTTTCCGTTGGTGTATATGGTAACTGTTGTCTGATCTGATGCAGACGAATAACTGAATGTAGTAACTGCATAGACATATTTTGTAGGAATAACGAAATCCGAAGCCTGTGCTATGGCTCTTTGTATGTTTTGTGTATTGAAACTGTTATATTGACTTCCTCCATCGGTGTATGCAAAGTAAGGCAATCCTTTACTAGCCCACATACCAAAACCATAATAACTAGTTACATTTTGCACAATAGGAATTGG